ACTCTATATCTACATTCTGATGATGGATGTCTTCTTCTCCTGGTTGAAAGAATTGTTCCCATCCCCAAGTGCCGACAAACTCGCCAGCAGCCTTGAGCATCGTCAAACATTCCTTTTTGTCATCTAGGCTGAGATTGTCATTAAGTAAAATGTCATCATCCTCATCTATGCAATCGTACCTGAATGTTTTGTCTTCCCAGTCACTAGGACGGGGCTTATTATACAAAACCAGATTATACTCTTGGAGGTTGTAATAACTCTCTGCCGCCATCTCGTTGATGGATTGCAGTATTTGCTGTTTTGTCTTTGCCATAGTTGTTTATTGTTTAATGAAGTTGCATATACTCTTCCCAAGGCATGTTCGTCTTAAACTGGATACAATCAGCATTCATAGGGGCTGGAAAGTCGTTAACCTCAACAATTCTGTAATCATAAAGGCTGAGAATGTTACGCAGCAGAATCTCCTCTATATTCGCCGTCTCTAGATTACAATAGAACGCTGTATACTCAATGCCTGAATCGTCAATCTGACATCCTTGCTTAGAGTTGCCAATATTGTGGATGTCACTAGGTATGACAGTGATGTTAACTGCCTTCTCGTTGTTTATATTTCTTTTTTGTACCATAGTTGTTTATTGTTTAATGTTAGTTTTTCTGAAAAAACTGGGGTGATGGAACTCTCCCATTCGCTGTCACCCCAGCGGCTTACAACATACTGAATATCTTCTACGATGCCTGAGACTTCATTCTCTCTCTCGCAATCTGTCCAAGTCGTGCTGGAACTACATAGTCGTGATTGCAATCGTCGCAACAACGACCATCCTTCATCACTGGCCACGGATTGTTGCCGTAACCCTCGAACTCCTCACCGCAAATGCAGCACTTATGCTCGAATACATCGTGTCCGAATGGAATAACCTTTACTGTCTTGAGTTCTCCGTCAACCATCATTTCCATTTCGCGTCTAAGATACTTCATATTTTACTTTTTTTATTGTTTTGCGGGAATATTCCCTTGTCTTCCGACGATGCAAATGTACAATATTGATTTTCAAAAAACCAAATTTTTTCTGTCACTTTGTCCGATTTTAACATTTGTTCAGAAAAACCTGACACAATGTCCAGCCTAAATGGCAGTCGCAAATCAATGTTGCAACATTCGTGCCAACCGATAGAAAATTTGTGAGACTGTCATGTTTTTAACTTTTGTTGACATTTTCACCTATTATAAATATAAAGGAGGCTTTAAACTGCCTCCTTTGAAAATTGCTAGTTTTCCAGCCGCGCTTTTGCTGTTTCATAATACCCATTGTCAATCTCTATGCCTATGTAGTGCCTTCCTGTGTTCTTTGCAGCCACGCAAGTTGAACCGCTGCCCATCGTAGGGTCTAACACCGTGTCACCCTCGTTGGTGTACGACTTGATTAGCCATTCAAGGAGTGCTATCGGCTTTTGTGTCGGGTGCAGTGACGAGCCTTGACCTTTTATGTTGTCTCGGCTGAACTTCAGAACGTCCACTGGCCACCTGTAGCCCGTGTTGCTGTGGTGGTATTCCCCATCACGTCTGTTGTAGTTCTGTAGTCCTGCCGTCTTTTGGCTGTGCCTCTCGTACGGCTTGCCTTCCTCCATCTGGGGATTGTAGGTCGGCTGTTTCTTGTAGAAGACAAGGATGTTCTCGTGGGCATTCAGAGGCTTCTTTCTGATGTTGCCGAAGTCGCTTCCCTTCTCCTTTTGCCATATTATCTCGTAGCGATATAGACTGGGATTGGACATGAGAACCTTGGCGGTGAATGGCTGCCTGGTGAAGAACAGTATCGCTCCGTTAGGCTTGATGATGCGCTCGTAGTGCTGCCATAGCCTGTCGAGGTCGATGCACTCATCCCAGGTGAACAGCCTCTTGTCCAGTACACCGTACGGGAGGTCGCATAGTATCATGTCTATGCTCTCGTCCTCTATCTGTGGCAGCACGTTAAAGCAGTCATCGTTTATTATGGTGTCCGTCATTGCAACTCAATGTTCTTTCTCTTAAAGCCATAAACCTGCCTGAGTGGTTCTGGGTTGTCGAGTTTCGCGTTGTCCCCGCAGCAAGTCCTGACAGGGTTGTAGCACCCGCAAAATGAGAAATCAGGCTCCCATAGGGGGAATGACTCAGCGTGGCTCTGTAGCCATTCAATGAGGTATTTCTTCATGACCTCAATCTGGCTCCTCAGGTGGGAGAGCAGGAATGATGCCTCCTTGAGCGATATTGCCTCCGAGTTCTGCGAGAACCCCTTTGTCCAGCCTATCTCAGATAGGTGGGCGAAGTTGTACGGCATAGCCTCGTAGACAATGCAGTGGCACAGGTATCTCCAAGCCCCGCCTTCGGTGAGCAGAGTCGAATTTTCGTCGCTGAGGCTGTCGTCAAGAATCTGCTGCTGTATCTCATCGTAGAGTGCTTCACCGAGTATCGGTCTGAGCCATTTGTACTCTGCCATGTCCGCGAAATTGAGTGTCTCCTCGGTCGAGAAATTGTATGGCACGATGGAGTATTTTTTTAATATTGTTCCGTTAACTATCATTTCTCCTTGTCTGTTTCTGGTTCGTTTATGTTGCTCTCGCTGGTATCATCTGTCTGCTCTGGTGCAGTGGTGTCCGTATCGTCCGAGTTCTCGTCACCGAGGAATGAGAGCGGCTTGAGGACAATCTCCACGTCAATCCCGTTAGCCTTCAGCATCTGGTTAAGCACTCCGACGATACACTGTCTCGAGTGGTTGCCCGACAATGTATTGTAGAGGTTGAACGCTGTCTCGAGAAGTTGACCTTCACTGTTAAAGCCGACATTGTCCTCTGGGTAGCCAATGAGCGAGCGGCTTGATATTCCGAATGTTGACAGTATCCTGTTTATGTTCCTGTCGTTGGACGTACTAAACAGGTCTACGTTGTCCTGACTGGCTACAAACGGGGTGAACTGAATCGGATTGTCATCTGCATCCTCTCGAAATGCGATTAACAATTGCTGTGCGCCGTCCGCGCTTGTGAACATCGACTGGATGCTGTTGATTATAGCCTGTTTCTGCGACTCCTCGCTTACGGGCGGTAGGCTCAACGCTCCAGCGGGGCAGAACACGTTGGATGCCGAGCGCAGGTCGAACTGAATCATCTCAATCTCGCTCATGACAGCCTTTATCGCCTGTGACCATATTGGCGACGAGTAATAGGTGTTCTGCGGGGTGTACGTCTCGTAGCAATAGAGATATGGGACTCCGCTCTTCAGGTTCCAGTCCTCATCGGGGCGCATAACAAGACTATCAACCTCCACTGGAGCGGTGGACGCTGTCGCCGACCAGTCGGAACAAATCCAGTAGGAGTTAATCTTGCCGTCCTCGTCACGTGGCGAACAGCGCACGAACTCCATAGGCACGTGCCAGAACGAGTATGTCCTATTGTCTTTATTTTTTATGATTTGGAGGGCGAACGACCCGTAGACAAAATAGTCAAGCGACACCCTTCTGAGGAGTTCCTCGAACCCGTATTCGTAATTAGCAGTGACCTGCTCTGAGGTGACCTGCATCCTGTCCCAGTCGATTCCGTTGCCGACAAGTGCCTGCACAGCGAATGACACGCAAGCCTTGAGCGTTGGTGACTGCGAGTACAGGTCTAGCAAGTCCTGAGGGTATAGATTCTTGCGACCCCAGTTTACCCATTTATTGTTCCTGCATCTGCATACAGGAGTGTTGGCGACCTGTTTCTCCATCTTCAGAACACTGAAGTTGCTTGATTGGTCTATTTTCTTCTTTCTTCCCATTTTTAGGTTTTTTATTTAAACATATCGGCTAAAAACTTGGTTTTAAATATTTTTTATGGTACATTTGCAAAAAAACGAAACAGTATGGGAACACAAGAAGAGTGGAAGCCCGTTGTGGGCTACGAGGGGTTTTACGAGGTCAGTGACATGGGAAGAGTGAGGAGCCTTCCGAGGAAATGGGCAAAAGGAGGAATACTGAAACCTGCTCCTGATGAATGGGGTTATTCAACTGTTGGTCTATGCAAAAACGGGAAAAGAAAGACGAACCGCATCCATATTCTCGTCATGCAAACATTCAAGGGAGAATGTCCTGAGGGCTGCGAGGTTGACCATATCGACGGTAATCCAAGTAATAACTGTCTAGAAAACCTCAGATACGTGACGCACAAGGAGAACATTCACAACCCAATCACAAAGAAAAGACAGAAGGAGGCCTCAAAAAAACGCTCTCAAGACCCAGAGTGGCTGAGAAAAAATGCTGAACAAAGAGAAAAGATGTACCAAGACCCAGAATGGCGAAAGAGTCATGCAGAGGCAGCGAAGAAACTGCACCAAGACCCTGAATGGCTAGGGAAAGTCCGCGAAGGAGTGAAGAAACTCTCGCAAGACTTTGAATGGAGGAGAAAACAAGCCGAGGCAGTCAGAAAAGCGAACAGCAAACCTGTCAATCAATACACTCTGGACGGTAAATTTGTGAAACAATGGCCAAGCGCGAAGGATGCCGCGAGAGAACTGGGAATCAACAATAGAAACATCTCATCTTGTTGCAACGGGATAAGGAAAAAGGCAGGAGGTTTCAAATGGAAACATGTCACTAATATATAGAAAAAGAACTTGAGAAAAAAATTATATTTTTTTTGAGTCAAACTCCAAACTTTTGGGATTATTGTGGTATTTATCTATAAAAGGACTTTGTTTTTAATTTTTAATATAGTACATTTGCACAAACGGACTTGGAGTTTCTTTCATGTTAGTTTATAAGTTTTTGTTTTTGTGTTTGTAAAAGGAGGGAGAATCTCTCAAAGGACGGTCTGACTGTCATTCGTCCACTCTTCACTCCCTCCTTTTTTCTTTTAAAAACGAAAAACAGTCTGTATTTTATATATATAAACAGTCGCTGTGATAGCGGTTGGCTTGACGATACAAACTGGACTTGGAGGTTTTTATACTCATAAACATTTTCCCTCCACAGTCCAGCAGTCAAGACCAGCAAGCCAAAAAATGTTTATGGGAGTGAGAACTAATAAAATGTTTAATAAAAAAAATTATGAGTAATCAAAATTCAAAAGAGAACACTGGGAATGACTGGCTGAAAATGCTAGCCAAGTTGAGCGATGAGGACGTGGAGATGATTATGGAGGATTATCCCAACTCACAACTGGAGGAGAAGAACAAGCGTAGAACAATGGCTACACTGTTGTCACTGTATGAATGCACCCAGGCAAAGGAGACTGGAATCTTGTTTATGGACATCATTTCGGTAAGAAAGGTATCTGGACTTGGTATGAACAATCTGAAGACAACACTAAACTGGCTGAAGAAACACGATTACATTGACTGGAAGCCTGGAGTTAAAAGGCAGTCTGGAGTGAAAGACCAAGGTCAAGCAAGCCAGTTTTTAATCCATTTTGAGACCCTTGAAAACCCCAATGAACACAGGGGAGTAAGCAATACAAATAAAAGCAATTTAAATAATAGAAATTTAACCAATGGGATTTCAGTGGATAGTATTGGAAAAAATACAACTGGAATCAATGGAATTTCAACCAATGGTATTCCAGTGGATAGTATTGTAGAAAATCCAACTGAAAGCAATGGGAATTTACTTGAGAATACTTCAGAGGATTTCAAGGCATC